TTCAAAGCCTGTTTGGTGCGGATAGCATCCTGCATAGGGCTTAGAGCAGTCTGGATGGTGCTGTTGATGTTGTTTGTGGTGCTGTTGTAGAGCTTGTAAAAATCCTTGTCATCAACCCCATACAGATTGATAAGGCCAGCAACCGGCAAAGAAGTGACGTAATCCAGCGCCCCTTGGCTTGTCAAAAACCACTTCTTCTCAAAGAACACAGCCTGAAGCTGTCTAGGGGTTTCCCCTGCCGGTGCGTAGGTAAAGTTAAAGGCTGCACAAAGAATGTTGTTAAGCAGAACCTGACCACCAGTGACCGGCAGGGAAAAGTCTATGTTGGGGAAGATGCCATCTAGAGGGTCAGAAATCTTGCTTGTTGTAGAACCGACTAGGGCATACACACCGTAGTCGTTCATAAACAGAACGGAACGGAAGTAGGGGAAGATAGCTCGTATGCGGCGAGTACCAACACTTGCGCTGACGTTGGTATTTGTGAACAAGGTCTGGCCTGTTGCCGTCACTCGCAAGTCAGAAAAGACGTTGATGCTGTCATCGCCAAAAATGTACAGAAAGTTGTTGGCAGACATCAGCGCACGGATGTTGCCGTGCAGAGTTGAGTCTGTCAGGGTAAAGCTACCAGCAGAAACACTGGTGAAGTCAGAATATGAGCCTGCTGCGCTGTAGTAGACAGTCCGTCCAGCAGCAACCCAAACCCTACCAGAGAAGGTGGCTACGTCAACAATGTCGTTAAGGTTGACTACAGCCGTTGCAATGGCTGCATTTGTCGCTCCACCCCCGGTTATGGCTACAGTCGTGTTTGCCAGATACCCGCTGCCAGGGTTGGTCATGATGACTTGGCTGACTTGACCACCAGACAGAATGGCAGTGCCAGCCGCATTTGAGCCAGCGCCCGTTATGGTGACAACCGTGTTTGATGCGTTGCTGTATCCAGAACCACCGTTGGTTATAAGAACGGAGACTGTGCCAGTTTTGAAAGTGTTGAAAGATGCAATAGCGGTTGCCGTTGTACCGCTAGGAGGCGCAGCTATGGTGATGGTTGGGTTAGATGTGTACCCTGTTCCAGCGTTTGTCAGGCTAATGCTGTTGACCTGACCTGTAGCTACCACAGCATTGGCTGTAGCCGCACCAGAAGAGAACGTAACGGTAGGCGCAGTGGTGTAACCGCTACCTGCGTTGCTCACAGTAACGGCAACAACGACTCCAGAGGAGATGGTGGCAAACGCTTCTGCTTGTATGCCACCTGTTTGGTCTGGAGCGCCAATAGAAACGCCAGGAACAGCCGTGTAGCCAGTACCTCCAGCCGTTACATCAATACGCGCTATGCCACCAGAGCCTTGCGTGATGGTGCTGACAGCCGTAGCCTGCACACCATTGGTGTCATTGGGCGCAGAAATCGTGGCTGTTGGGGCTGTTGTGTAGCCTGAACCTGGGTTGGTGATGCCAATAGTGCCTACAGAGCCTATGCTGACAAGATTTGCACCATCCCAATTAAACAATCCCTTGCTAGGGTCGCCAATAATGACCCGCTCATCGTTCCACTGTGCAGAGCTAACGCTGTTGTTGGAAAAAGTGCCTGTTGTGGCAATGTTTCCTATGCTGCTGGAGGTGATGTTGACAAATTCTGCTCTGCCGTTGTCTTCAAAAGCAAGCAGGTAGTCCGTCAAGTTGATGTTGGCAGACTCTAGAGAAGTGACGGTGTTGGCGGCAACAATGTTTGCACCAGCACCAGTTGTGATTTTTGTCTGAGCCTTGACAATCTTGATGTTGCCAAACCCGATAGGCATGGCGTTCTCTATCCACGAAAACTCGGTGTCGTCAATAGCTGTCCGGTCGGCCTTGGTGTTTAGACCCTTGAAGTTCTTGATGACAGCATAGGACTTTTTTTGCTCTGCTGCTGCCATGATTAGTACGGGTTAGAGTATGGGTCTGGGATGCGCCGTGTGTAGGTGCTGTTTAGAGCGGCCTGAACATGCTTGGCGTACTCTTGTTTATAAATTTCTGCTTCCCCGTAGCTTTGTTCTTTGTACTTTGCCTTGTATGCAGCGTAAAAAGCCACGGGCGTGGTGTAGGGGTCAACTATTTCGTCAACTTGTGTGGTGTTTGACAGAGACAAAGGTTGAGGCAAGATGACCGTATCTATCTCGCAAGGATAGGATTGGTCAGGTACTGGGCCAACATAAATCTGGCCTTGTCCGTACATAGAAAAACACACAGGTCTACCTACATAGTTTTGCCAGTAGCGAAGCTGTGCGTTGAAGTTTGACCAGGGCAAGTAGCGCAGGGGGATGCGACTGTTGCCCCAGAAAATGTTGACATTCAAGATGTCCAGCGTCTGCGAACCTCCCGGAAGAGCGGATAGGCTTATGATTTCGCAGGGGCTGTCGTACTGAAGTGTGGCAGTTCCGTCTGTAAACGCAGCGGCAGGCGGGTACGGCTGCGTTCCTGTAGGCCAGATGGGAGCAGTGCTACCAAGTACACCACCGTTAGTGACTTGGTAAATAAAGATGTTGGAAAAAACAAAATCACCAGTGTTGACGGTTGCGCCAGCAGTCCAGCTTGTTGCCGCTACCCCTGTAGATGACAGGGGGGTCGATGTGATTTGTAAGTTGCGTAGACAACCAGTATCTCTAACCGTTCGCTCTCTGCCTGAATTGATGTCATCCGTCAGTTCAGTATCTGACCAGAAGACACCGTTGGCATCGTGCAAGAGCCTACGGACTTCCGTAAGGTAGGAAGCAAGAGTAGCCATCTACGTTCCATGTTTTTACGCAACCCTGTGGCGAGTGGCTCCCCCACCACGCTTTTCAACGTGGAGGGGTACTACACCAACCGCCGAGGGTAACGAGCGGTCTTCTTCAACAAGAGGCTTGTCAGAGATTTCAAACTTTGACAGCCTCTCCAATCCTTGTTCAAGTTCAGAGTGAAGCTGTATCCAACCCAGACGGGCCAGATACGGCTCCTTGTTGTTGTCTCCGTAACCAAAAATATGTTTTGCAGCAATTACTGAAATCTGTACGGGCTTGCCGACAGGGAATTCAATCTGCTTGTAGCAAAACTCAGTGACAAACTTGTTGTCGCTATTGTTGGTTACGAAGACGTTTTCACTCATAGGTTCACAATGTCGCCGTAAACGGTCACATCGCAAGTTGCGCCAGACACACCAGTAATCACACGAACATACAAAGCACCTGCGTCATAAACCTTGGTTAAGGTTCCAGAGGCAAGCGTCAAGTCTTGATAGGTTGTGGTACTAGTAATGTTGGACAACAAAGTAGCACTTGCTACTGCATTAGAAGCGTTACCATCACTGGAGGTCAGGACGGTTACGTTTGCAGTAGCAATGCTCTTGTTTGCGTTTGCAACAGTAATGCGGCGAACAATGAAGCCGGTTCCCGTAGTTCCAAGCGTGGCAACTGCATTGCCTGCGGTAGCTATGTTAATAGCTTGACCGGAAGCAACAGCATAATTGCCAAACTTGTTCGGGTAATCTGCGCCTACATGGTTCGCTTGCATTGCAGACTCCTTAGCTGTTGTATGTGCCGGACACAGACAAGCCACCGTTGGTAGCCAGCAGGGTCACGGTATCGCTTGCCGCAGTGGACTTAGCGTACACATTCACACCATCGGAGATGATGACACCACCAGTGTTGGCAGCAATCAGCGTAGCATTGGACGAGCCATTGTTGGCAATCACGCTGGTGTTCGCTTGCGGGAACATCAGGTAAACGCCAGCAGGAATGACCGTTCCGTTACCAGTGCTGACAGCAGTAACAGTGGTGGTGAGGAAATACGCACCAGCCGTGTTGGTGGTGGCATTCGCCAGGATGATTTTGTTTGTGGACAGAGACATCTTCTACTCCTTACAGCGAGAGGTAGTTGTAGTTGCTGACCACAGACATAGCCTTAGGCTTGACGTTGACGAGTTCTGCAATCATCAGAACAGCGCCGACATAGCCAATCTGCCAGTTCGGGAGGGTGGACTCAAAGCCCGTGAACACAAACGAACCTTGCTCATGAATGTAGAGCGACAGGTAGTTGGTGTTCATAAAGTACACCTTACCCTCAGGGCAGTACGGATCGGGGTAGATCGGTACGCCAGCAACCATCAGGGCGCGGAAAGCAGCCTGGGGGCCATTGGGGTCGCCATCAAAACCGGAACCCGGAGTGATGACGTATTGCTCTTGACCAACAAAGTCTTGAGCCAGCAGCGTCCAAGTACCAAAACCGCAAACGCCAAACGAAGGCATCTCAGCGCCGTTCTTCACAGTGCCGGAGATGTATTGCAGGACGTTTTGACGGGTCGGGTTCTTGTTGCCAGCATCATAGGCTTTTGACTTCCACCAAGTGTAGGTAGAACGGTCAATGTTGCCGTAAGTGCCAGAGTCGCTGATAGCGGCAGGCAGACCAATGAACTGCTGAGTGTTCGTGGTGTTGTTGTACAAGGCGGTAGCCATTGCATCCATCATCACGTTGGTCGCATCGTTCATGCGAGCTTCGATCAGGGGGATGATTGCTGCGTCTTGCTGAACTGCACCTTCCATGCCGAGGAACGGCACGGGGGAAATCATCAGCTTGAGGTCATACTCAGCGTTGTAAGCGCCTTGCTGGACGGACGGTTGAGCGAACGAGCCGCTGTAGTCAGACCATTGAGCGTTCACGAACTGAGCGCCCTGAACGGGCACAGTTACGGACGACACACCACCGCTGGCTTGCTGACTGTTTGCAATCAGTGCCGCCATGAGCGGAGTCGAGTTGTAAAGTTGAACAACCAGCTTAGGAATGAACGCACGCCGAGTGACGTAAGTCAGTTCGGTAAACTGCGAACTACCTGTTGCCGGAAGAATACCGCCACCAATAGGCATGGTTCTCTCCTAGAAAAAAATACCCTCTTTTACAAACCAATGGGCCGCATGGGTTTGCGAACCTCATTGAGTGCTTTCACCGCTTCTTCACGGGCAGCGCCTGCCGGATTCTTCCAGAACCGATTCAG